CGCACTATGGCAGGTGTTAGCGATATATTCCTAGTAACAGCAATACCCACGAATGACGGCGCAAAACTATTCCTAGACTTATCCTGGTACGAACTCGTCTAACGTCTCAAACATTCGCCAGCAATATCTCCAACGGCACACTATACAAGTCCGAAATAGCAATAAGTTTAGACACTGCCATCTCCACTTCACCACTCTCGAACCGCGAATACGCCGCCTGACTGATCCCCAGCTTGCCCGCAACAAATGCCTGCGAATACCCACTACTTTCTCTCAGCCCCTTAATACGCCTACAAAGCGTGAGCTGCCGGTAAATCGCCATCCATTTATACGCTGACCGTTTAAGCCTACATATCCGCTGCTCCGCTTGCTCACTCCGCCCTAATCCCTAACATGAAGCGAGCACATGAAGTAACATTCCTGCATGGACTCCTCAGTTCTGCGATACGACTTCGCGCCGATCACAGGCAGCGAAACCACACCCGAAGGCTACCTCCGGGTTTGGTGCCGCGCTGCCCGCACCGGCACTCAGCTTTATCGCCGTGCTGATGGTTCTCAAATTCGCGAATATCGTCCTCCCGAAGAGGTCAGTAGTCCCGAATCCCTCTCCACGTTCGGCATGAAACCCGCAACGTGGGGCCATCCCCCCGTTCTTCTCGACGCCGCCAACACGAAGCAGTTCCAGGTCGGCTACTCCGGTAGCCAGGTCCGGTATAACGACGGCTTCGTTGAGGTCGCCCTCGTCGTAACTGACCAGGACGCCATCGAGAAGATCAAGCGCAAGGACGCCACCGAGGTGTCCGCCGGCTACAAAGTCGACTTCGACCCCACCCCCGGCTTCACCCCCGAGGGCGAGGAGTACGCCGGCATCCAGCGCAACATTCGGGTGAACCACATCGCCATTGTCCCCCGCGGCCGGGCTGGCCCGGAGGTACGACTCTTGCTCGATCGCATGGATGCAGCCGATGCTGTAGCCGAGTTTTCCGAGCACGAAATGGCGCCCCAGTCCAGTTCAACTGCATCTCCCGTTATGGCAACCGTCAAACTCGACGGCCTGGAGATCGATCTGCCCGCAGAAGCAGCCAGCGCGGTCCAGTCCTTTTCCCGGGACATGGGGCGCCAACTGCAAGCTCTCACCACCGAGCGCGACGAGCTTGCCACCAAGCTCGACTCTCTGCAGGCCGACTTCGACAACCTGGCCTACGAAAAGGAGGCCGCTGAAGGCCGCGCCGATGCTCTCGAAGAGCAACTGGCCGCCCCCAGCGACACCCGCATCGACACAGCCGAGCTCGACCAACTGGTCGCCGCCCGCCTGGCCACGCTCCAACGCCTCGCCCCCGCCTTTGCTGAGGACTTCAAGTTCGACGGCATCGACGACAGCACCCTCTACGTCCAGGCTTTCGAAAACCTGACCGGTTCTGCCCCCCGCGAAGACGCCGAACCCGCCTACATCCAAGGCGTGGTTGAAGGCGTACTAGCCGCCCGGGCCGACTCCGAGGACGAAGAAGGCCAAGACGCCCCCGAAGGTGACGCACCTGAGGAAGGCGACGAAACCCACGAGGACGCCGCTGACGACCGCACTGACAGCACCGTCGCCCTTCGCGACGCGCTGAAGGGTGCCGGCCGCTCCGCTTCCACCGACCCCGTCTCTGCCTACCGCAGCAAGACGGCCGAAGCCTGGAAGCGTCCCCTCACCGCCACCAAGTAAGGAGTACCTTCCATGGCCGTTTCTTTCACCCCCACCGTCGTCAGCAATCCCGCTGGCGCCCAAGGCAGCTACCCCCTGGAGCTGACCGTTGGTCACGAAGGCATGATTGCCGACCTGCAGGCCTATGTGTCCCGCAGCTACTACAACCAGTCCGGCGTCGCGATCCCCTTCGGCTCGCTCGTCGCCACTGACAACGACCCCGTAGGCAACGATCCCTTTGCAGTTCTGCTGGCCCCCAGCGGCACCGCAGTAGTGGGCCTCGCCGTTGACAGCCTCACTTTCGAGGGCGTCGGTGGCAGCTCTGCCTACACCCCCAACCCCACCAACGTCATTGGTGACGGGTCCCTCCGCGTGGGTTACCCCAACGGACAAGCACTCAACGTCGTCTCCAAAGGCGTCGTTTGGGTGTACAGCACGGCCGCCATCGCCCTCGGTGACGCTGTGCGCTTCTTTGGTGTTGATCACTCGGCCACCGTCACCGGTGCCTATGTGGGTCGCTTCACCAAAACCGCAGTAGCCAACAAAACGTTCGCCATGACTGGTGGCGTGCGCTGGCTGTCTGAAACCTCCGCCGCCGGGCTGGTTCTTCTGGAGATTGACATCCCCGGGATTACCTTCACCGCCGACGTCTGATCACGGAGCCAATCCCCATGACTACCGAAATCCGTAACGACACCGTCGGCATCTTCCTAGCCCGCGAGCTGGAGACTATCCTCGCTCGCGCCTTCGAGGTCGAGTATGCCGACATCAAGTACAGCACCGTCATTCCCGTCTCCTCCGAGGTCGGAACCGGCGCTGATTCCTTCACCTACCGAGTCTTCGACAAGCAAGGCTCTATGAAGGTGATTGGCGACAAAGCCCAAGACCTGCCCCGCGCTGACGTGCTCCGCAAGGAAGTCACCCACCCGGTCCGCAGCCTCGGTGCTTCCTTCGCCTACACCGTCCAAGAAACCCGTGCCGCCGCCATGGTGCCCGGCATGAACCTCGAGCAGCGCCGGGCTAACGCCGTGCGCCGCGCCTACGAGGAGAAAGTGCAGGAAATCGCCTACTTCGGCGACGCCCCCTCCGGCATGAAGGGTTTCTTCAACAACAACCAGGTGGACAAGCTGGTGCCGGACCACTGGTTCGACACCGCGGACATCACAACCGACGAGATGCTGCAACTGCTCAACGAGCCCGCCACGCGGATCGTGCAGAACAGCAACATGAAGGAGATGCCCAACACGATGCTGGTGCCTTACAACGCCTACCGCATCATCTCCACCACCCCGCGCAGCACCACCTCCGACACCACGGTGATGGAGTTCTTCCTGCGCACCAACCCGATGATCACCGCCATCGAGCCCATCAACGAGCTCGAGGCCTCCAAGTCCGGCGGCGCCCTGTCGAAGGACCGGGTCATCTGCTACGACCGCAGCCCCGACAAGCTGCAGCTCCACGTCCCCCAGCCGCTCGAGTTCCTGCCGCCCCTGCGTCAGTCCCTTGAGTTCTCCGTTGCTGCCCACGCGCGCATCGGCGGCCTCGCGCTCTACTACCCCAAGAGCGCCATCGTGCTCGAGAAGGCCTGATTCAGGCCCTCAGCATCGCGCTTGTTCTGTTGGCTCTTTCGCTTTTCTGATCATGATTCTCGTTTACCGCCCCGAACTCGAAAGTCCTCCCATGGACAAAGAGTGCACGATTGGTTTCTCCTTCGTGCAATCCAAGGGGCAGCCCGAAAACATCCAAGTGGAGTCCGGCGTAAACCGCGATTTCCCCGAGGACGTCTGGGCAAAGATTCAGGATTACGACGTCGTCAAGAACATGCTCAAACTCGGCGCCCTGCGCGTCGAGACCGAGCAGAACCTTGTTCAAGACATGCCCGCGGCCAATGTCGACACCATCTCCGATATGCCGGTCAACCAAGCCATGCGCCTGGTTGAGGACAGCTTCGACATCGCCCAGCTCCAACGCTGGGAGAAAGGCGAGCAGCGGATTCGCGTCCGCAACTCCATCAGCAAGCGCATCTCCGCGATCACCGAGGGTAATGGCTGATGACCGTCCCCACCTCTGTTGAGTTTCTCAACCGTTTCCCCGAGTTCGGCGAGCTTTCACTCTCCGTAATCGACCGGTGTCTCGCAGAGGCTGGCCGGGTAACTGCTTCCTCCGTGTGGCGTACAACCCACACCGAGGCCGTCAGCTACCTGACCGCACACATACTCGCCACCCGCGTAATGCAGGTGGGCCTCCAAGTTGGCGCTCAGTCCGGCCAGCCCTTGGGCACCGGACCTGACGCCAGCCTCTACGGCCAAGAGTACGAGCGGCTCAAAGGCACCCTGCCCATCTCAGGTTTCGCGCTGTAACCATGGCCATTCCTGCCTCGACTATCCGCAACTACGCCCCCTGGGGCAATGCACAGCTGTCATTCGAGGTTGGCGGCCCTGTACTCAGCACCGATCCCACGACCGGTAACCAAGTGCAGACCATCGAGTGCGTCGAATACCTGGCCGCGCTAAACATCCAGGCCCCCGCCTGGAACGGCCAACCAGGTGTCGACAACTCGACCGACGCCTGCACCGGTCGCCTGCTCAACCCGCCCCGTTTAGATCCTCGGATCACCAACGGCAGCCAGGCAGAAGCCATCATCAACGGATACCACGGCCGTTTCGAGGTCGTTTTCGATCTCGCGATGGACACCGCGGTCTACCGCGACATCCGTCAGTCCCTCCAAGGCACATTCCGCGTCATTGGAGGCCCGATCGATGGCTAACCGCCCCCTCGACGCCCAACTCAAAGCCGCTACCGCGAAAGCGACCCAGCAGCTCTCCCGTTGGCTCGACACCCGCTTCACCGCGGAAATATCCGCACCCAAATGGGACTACCCCACCCCACCACAGGTGCGCGACATCGTAGACACCGGCCGCCTCCGCGCCAGCCAGACACGCACCGTCAACCCTGACGGTTCCGTGACCTTCACCTGGCCTGTCGAATACGCGGC